TTTAGACTTTGCCATTTAAAGTACCCTAGTCTTCTCATGTCCAACACGTATCCGAGGATCGCACCAGATTTCGTAGTCGGCTTCAATAGCATCTAAACAGAAACTAACGTCCTCTCCACACATATCTTGAACCGCACCGGATTCAAAGACTTGCATCTTAGGGGCAAACCAAGGATAAGACATCTTCTCATCTTCGAAGACACCATTCTTAATCATAACCCAACCAAAACCTGTGTAGTCTACGGTGAAAGGTTTCTTACGCTTAGAGATAGTCTCTACTGTTTCATGATTCATAACACCACCGTTCTTACGGAAGTCATCTTCTTCCAACCAGTGTGCAACAGAAGTAGTAGAACCATCTTCAGTAGCATACCATCCAGCAGTGATACGCTTTTCGTCACCTTCAGCAGGTACGGCAAGATCACATAACTGCCAGAACTTTTCTGATGTGAATACGATGTCAGAGTCAATCCACAATTGATAGTCATACTCTAACTTACCATCCCAAGGTAATTGTTCGGGTCCACGTAATACGTTAGCACCTAATACCTTACATCTAGCAAAGTTTACCATAGAAGAGTAATCCTGACTGATCTGGATACTCATTCCATTTTGAACCATGTC